AGTGCTGACAGTCGTCGAAGCTCACTCCATCATTATCAATTGCCGGGAACCCCGCAATGGCCTCCATTGGAATAAGTGGGATGCCCTTGTGCCTTGAACTTGTTTTTTTTGCTTCGGGCAAGGGTTGTTCATCAGACTTCAACATTGAGCCTTTGCCTGTGAGCAGCCATTCAGGGGAAATCATTTCGCATTTTGCGAATAATAAATCATAATCGAAACTATCTCGTGCCAACCATGTGCTGATTGTCGAGGGCGCAACACCTATATACTTGGCAAAGCGTGTAGGTTTTCCATCACTATAATGGGAAATCAGAGCCTCTAATCGTTCTTTTTTAGTCATAATTTTGCGTTATGCGAAATTTTATCCCCGAAACATTTTGCAGTTCGCGAAATATATTTTATCTTTGCAGCGTGTTCCGAATGGAATGTGCGCCCAAAGATACGAAAAAGGGCGGAAAAGAAAGAAGAATTAAGGTTAAATGTTAATAAGTGAAGATTATGAAGAAGAAATGCAACAAGAAATCTCCCGCCATTCTGACAATGGCGGAGAAGGAGAAGCTTCAGTGCGTTCTGGATGCTTACTGCGAGAAGCTGCAGGCCGACTACCAGTCAGCGACGACACGACTGGGCCGGCACTATTATTCCGAGGTTCAGAAGGAAGCCTCTATGGGAATTTTATCTCGATATTATCCCTACGGCACCTCTCCTCAAACTCGGCTTTTTCTTGAAGAAACTTATCGGCTAACTCAGTCTCATGCCTCTGAAATGCGAGAGGTACGAGCCATTTATAATACTCTTGGCTTAAGAACCAACCGCCATCTGGAAGGTTATCCTTTACATAGCTCTCCAGCGCGGCGATGCGTGCCTCAAGACGTATGAGGTCTTCTACAGAATAATTACTCATATTTTGTTCCATTTAGAATTTGGGCATAAAGTTACTAAAAATTATTGATTAATAAGTGAAGATTATGAAGAAGTACATTCACCTGAAGAAGGAAGACCGCGAGTTTATCGCGAAGGCGTTTGGCATTACGCCTCGCATGGTGTTCAGTGCCGTCCACTTTGAGAGCGACTCGGAGCTGCTCGTAAGGTACGTAAGTTGGCGCTGGATCGTGGCGGCATCGTGATGGTAGAGGTTCCGGAGACTGAGACCTTGTTTGACGCGGACGGCTACATGCGTCAGTATCTGCCCGGCGGCGTGCTGTTAGAGTTCAAGTATTCGGACAACAGCTGCACGGTGTTTGTGCGTGGCGAGGAGAAGCGTAAGTTCGAGCATGTATATGTGAGCGACATCCCGTATATTCAGGAGTTCGCGGGTAAATTCTATAGTGCCGCTGCTCAGCAGCGGCCTACGGAACGGGAGCGTCAGATGGCATAAGGAGGCGGCTATGGAGTACTACGGCAACAAACTATGCGTGAGCTACCAGGATCTTGTGGATGGAGGCATTATCAGTGCCTGCAACTACCGCAACTGGGTGAATCGCGGCAAGGTGGACGTTGTCCGTAAGGGCGGTGGCAGAGGCAGTTGCGCGCTGATAGCCGTTGACAGTTTGCCGGAGAGCTATCGCGAAGAAGTTCGCCGTAAATATCCGGATGGCGCGATGGTTCTATTGGTGGGCTGGGTGAACAGCAACTACGAGCTTGACCAGGGCGCGGTGGTCTTCTTCCACGACCGTAATAAGACCGGCGTTGACCTTCCCGAGGACAAGGCGCGTGAGTACATCATCAACGCGAGCGTGCTGAACACGTGCATCAAGCTGTATGACAGGGCGAAGGACTACCGTAAGCTGATGGGCGAGAAATATGACTGGAGCATGATGGCGGAGGCCATCGAGGTGCTGCGCAACGAGCTCCACCACACACTTCCTAAGAGCACGCTGCGGTTTAGGAAGAAAGTGAACGAGTACCGGAAGGAGGGGTACGGGTGCCTCATCAGCGGCAAGTTCGGCAACCAGAGCGCCCGCAAGGTCGATTACAAGACCGAGCGGCTGATATTGGCCATCGCCTGTTTGCCCAACAAGCCCTACAACACGAGCGTTCTGGAGATGTACAACATGTTTGTGACAGGTGAACTTGACGTTTATGACCCCGAGACTGGCGAGCTGCTGAACCCCGACGACTATGTTGACAAGACGGGCGAGCCTAAGGCCCTGAGCGAGGCCACCATCACGAACTACCTGAACAAGCCCAAGAACCGCGTGCTGATAGAGCACAGGCTGACGAGCTTCACGACGTTCATGCATGAGCAGATGCCCCACGTCCACCGTCACTCCCCCGAATTTTCACTGAGCAAGGTGAGCTTCGACGACCGCGACCTTCCTCGCAAGCTGAAAGACACGAAGGCAAGACCGAAAGCCTACTACGCCTATGACGTGGCGAGCCAGTGCGTTGTCGGCATGGCCTACAACAGGAACAAGAACGTGGACTTGGTGGTGGACTGCTTCCGCGACATGTTCCGCCTGTTGGACCGGCACGGCTGGGGCTGCCCGGCTCAGGTAGAGGTAGAGAACCACCTGATGAGCCAGTGGAAGGACAGTTTCCTGAAAGCCGGTGTGATGTTCCCCTTCGTAAGATTCTGCGCCCCTCAGAACTCCCAGGAGAAATATGCCGAGCCTATGAACGGGGCTAAGAAGCGTAGCATCGAGCACAAGAACCACCTTGGCATCGGCCGGTTCTACGCCAAGGACCGGCACTACAGGACAGAGGCCAAGAAGGTGTTTGACGAGAAGAACGACACCTACGAGGACAAACAGTACTACACGTGGGAAGAGCTGATAGCCGACGACCGTCGTGACGTGTGGGAGTTCAACCACAGTTTGCACCCTAACCAGAAGAAGTACCCCGGTATGACCCGTTGGGACGTGCTTGTGGCGAACATCAACCCGACGCTTGAACCTTTGGAGAAGAGCAAGGTGGTACGGTATATCGGCGAGCATGTGGAGACCACGATACGTCGGAACTCGTACTGCCGGGTGCAGTACAAGGACTGGTGGCTGAGCGACGTGAAGGTTATCGAGCAGCTTGAGCCCAACAACTGGAAGGTAGACGCCTACTACCTGCCCCATGAGGACGGCAGCATCACAGACGTGTATATCTGGCAGGGCGACCGCTACATCGACAAACTGGAAGACGTCGGCACGTTCAACACCGCTGACTGCGAGCAGACTGAGGCTGACGAGGCCGTGAAGCTGAAGCAGCAGAAGAAGATAGCCAAGTTCAACAAATGGGTGAAGGACAACGAGATTGGCACGGTGGGCGTGGCGGCGAAGAGCCAGGAAGAGCCGGAAGCCATATCACTGGCGGCCATAGAACCTCCTGAGGAAACGGAAGAGCCGGACGTGCCGCTGACGGAAGACTACGGTCGGAAGGCGCTGGAGGACTATTAAGGGCCGCTGCACAGCAGCGGCGTACAGAACCCAGCACGATATAGAGGCGCGGGGTTGTAACCCAGCGAGCAGAAACAACATTTTAATGGTATTAAAACAGCTTTAGATTATGATTACAGAAGCGCAGAAAAAGAAGATTTTGGAGGCGGTTCGAGCCAACCGCCCGAACTATCCGAGCGACGCGAAACATGCGGCAAGCTTGGGCATCAGCACGAGTGTGTACAGCTCCATCAAAAACGGGCAGACGGCGAAGGCGTTGAGCGACGGCAACTGGATAAGCATCGCGCGCAAGCTGAACGTGAGCCTTCGCCCCGGCATGGAGTGGAAGGCAGCCAAGACCCCGACGTTTGACTTCATCACGACGCAACTGGAGCTGAGCCAGCAGTCGAGCCTTAGTGCGATACTGGTAGACATCCCGAATATCGGCAAGACGTTCACGGCCAAGTACTATGTGAGGAGCCATAAGAACGCCGTGTATATCGACTGCTCCCAGGTGAAGACTAAGACCCAGCTTGTGCGCAAGATCGCGAGCGAGTTTGGCGTGTCGAGCGGCGGCTGGTACCACAACGTGTATGAGGACCTGTGCTACTACCTTCGGAGCATCGACCACCCGCTGGTCATCCTCGACGAGGCCGGCGACCTGAAGAACGAGGCGATGCTTGAGCTGAAGGCGATGTGGAACGCCACTGAGCGCTGCTGCGCCTGGTACATGATGGGCGCGGACGGTCTGAAGGAACGCATCCGGCGCAGCATCGACCTGAAGATGGTGGGGTACACCGAAATTTTCTCGCGCTACGGCAACCACTACTCGAAGGTGACCCCTGACGACGGCCGTGAGCGCGAGCAGTTCCTGAACAGTCAGGCGAAGATCGTGGCCAAGGTGAACGCTCCGGAAGGTGCCGACATTGCCTCCATCGTGCGGCGTAGCAAAGGCGGCCTTCGTCGCGTGTATACCGAGATAGAGAAACTAAAGATGACGCAGGTATGAGCAAGCGGGCATACAGCGTTCGTGACATCGAGGCTAAGAAATGGGTGACGCTTCCGTGGGGCGAGAAATGGAGCTCCCCCTTTGGTTATCCGGCCGACAACGCCCGTTGGTTCATCAGCGGTGCGAGCGCGAGCGGCAAGAGCTCCTTCGTGATGCAGCTGGCCAAGGAGCTTTGCAACTATGGCAGGGTGCTTTACATGAGCTACGAGGAGGGCGTTAACCAGAGTTTCCAGCGTCGGTTAGGCTATCTCCACATGGACGAGGTGCAAGGGAGGTTCCGTGTAGCGATGGGCGACACGTGGGAGGAGCTTGTTGCCCGTTTGAAGAAGCCGAAGAGTGCGAAGTTCATCATCATCGACTCGTTTCAGGTAGCCCCCTGGGACTACCCCGAGGCGGTGAAGCTGATGGAGACCTTCCCAAAGCGTTGCTTCATCTGGATCAGCCAGGAGAAGAAGAGCCAGCCATTAGGCGGCGGCGCGGTGCGGTTGAAATACATCTGCGACATGAAGGTGCGAGTCGTGGGCTACAAGGCGTACTGCCAGGGGCGTAGCATCGGCGAGGCCGGCAGCTACTTCACCGTGTGGGAGGAAGGCATACTGAAGACCAGCAACCAGATATAACTGGGGAGAGGGCCGCTGCCCAGCAGCGGCATACAGAACCCAGCGAGATACAGAGGGCGCGGGGTTGTAACCCCGCGAACAGGACGTCCCCTCGAAGATGAGGGCCGAGAAAGCAGAACTTTATTAACTTAAACGATAACGGATATGGACGAAGTGATTGAGAAGATAGTGGCTGAGGCGAAGAAGCAAGTATCGGAGTTTGGTTACAGCGACCAATGGCAGATACTGAGTGAGGCAGCTCAGCGACTTGAAGACTTGGGGCATGAGGCCCTGAAGCTTGAGTATATGATAGAAGACATGGAAGGAGGTGAGGAATGAGCGAGGAAAGCAGAATGATAACGGTGCGTGCCCCTCACGGCCACATCACGCATGAGCATTTGGTGCTTCACGGCCTCCGCTGCGGTTACTGCCAGGGCAACGGCTGGTTCTGGGGCCACGATGAGATTGGCGAGAGCGTGAAAGAACCCTGCCCGATATGCAAGGGGCGGAAGACGGTAGAAGCTGAGGTGAGGATAGAATGGAAAGCGGAAGGAGGTGAGCGATGAGAGCCGTAGTGGAATTTGCAAAGATGATTGTGGCGTTGAGCTTATTTGTCGCCTTTGAGGCGATTTTTGGACTGGCTTCATTCTTCTCGGACAAAAAGATAGATTTAGGAGAATGAGTCTATATATAAAAACAATTAACAAATAAGATTATGAGTAACATTTTGGAGAATTTGAAGAAGCGGCTTCAGGTGTGGCACGAGGAGCGTGCCGCGCGTTTGGAGGCCGCGCGCCAGGCAGAGCTTGACGAGGCCGCGCGCAGAGAGGTGAACGTTATGGAGTTTAACGGTGCTCTATATCTGAGCGTGAGCGGCGTGCCCTTGTTAGGCATCAGTGATATTTCGGGCGACCTGCCGACAGCCGTTCAGGCTGCCCGTGAGAACTATAAAGACTGGAAGGAGGAGAAGCTATGGGAACGGAGAGGAACTACGCACGCTTTTACGCTCTTCTGAAGCAGATGCCCTACGCGGACAAGGAGACGCTCGTGGAGCAGTACACCCACGGCAGGACTACCCACCTTCATGAGACTACAGCGCAGGAGTACCGTATCATGTGCGACGAGATGGAACGCGTGTCGGGCTATGCAGAACGCAGGAAGGCCCTTCAATCCCTGCTGCGTAAGAAGCGGAGCGCTTGCCTTCGTCTGATGCAGCAGCTTGGTGTGAACACGACGGACTGGCCGACGGTGGACAACTTTTGCCTAAATCCTCGCGTGTCGGGCAAGCGATTCGCCCAGCTGGACGCGGAAGCGCTTGACACATTACAGGTGAAGCTCAGGATGATCAAGAAGCACGGCGGTCTAAAAACAAGAGCTCAAGCGCAGCCCAAGACATCGCAGAGCATGATATACATACCCTTAGGCGGAGACACCGCCAAGGCATAAACAACAACCCATTAAAAACAACAGAACAATGGCAAAACGAGTAAAGAAAATCATTATTACCGGCGTGACGCGCGAAGCCGCCGACGAAGCCTTCGCCAAGTATGCCAAGGCCGATGCCGAGAGTGCGAAGATCACGGCCGACATCGAGTTGCAGTGTGCTAAGATCCGCGAGAAGTATGCCGGCCGTCTGGCCGAGCTTGACGCGGCTAAGACTGTAGCCTTCGACACGTTGCAGAGCTTCGCGACAGAGAACCAGGCCGAGTTGTTCTCGAAGAAGAAGAGCCTGGATATGGCTCACGGCGTTATAGGCTTCCGCACGGGCACTCCGAAGTTGAAGACGTTGAAAGGTTTTACCTGGGCGAGCGCCCTTCAGCTTGTGAAGGAGTTCCTTCCGAGCTACGTTCGCAAGACCGAGGAGGTGGCTAAGGACAAGCTGCTTGCCGACCGTGACATGGAAGTGAAGGTGAAGGACGGTGAAGACAAGGTGAAGCTGAGCCATGAGATGGCCCGCTGCGGCATCCAGGTGGTTCAGGACGAGACCTTCTACGTTGAACCGAAGAAGGAGGAGACGGCATAAAGCGCAAGGTGGTACGGCCCGAGAAAGTGGCGCTGTGCCGCCTGTGCAAAGGCAC